CTTCTCTTCTGTAATTTTCTTCTGATGTAGGGTTATTAGAAGCGGTTACAAAACTATTAACTACTTCTTCTCCCGGTTGGTAAAACTCTCCAGTAAACATCTTAAATANATCCTCAGTAGACCTNTTACTTGTGTATAGTTTTAATCCAAAGTTCTTTAACGCATCTTGNACTAAATCCTTAGATATACCTTTGTCTAATCTGTTATCAGCGTCGTATTTATCTGTTACAGCTTTNGAATAAATCCATAAGTTATCAAAGTGTTGACCTAACATATTGATAAACGTCTCATATGGAGCGTTGTTGGTATCTTCTCTAAGGTATGTTGGAACAGTGTTTATTAACTGGTTTGGGTTTGTACTGTCAAATGTACTAGCAAGTGTCTGTTGACTTGAGAACCAAGACCCTGTAATACTTCCTGTTGCGTTAATATAAGGTTTTACATTATTATTCTTTGGCCAAGAAGTTGAACCGCTTTCATAATATAAATGACGATCGTAATGATCAAAGTTCTCTAATACGTTATTTATCAACCCTCTATAATAATCTCTACTACCGCTAATACCTGATTGGTTATTAGGGGAAGCTTCTATTAAGTCTATATTAGTTTGGTATGATTCAACTAAATCTAACTTATATTTAAAATTTAATAACCTTTCCTGAGCGGAAGAAAATTGAATAAACTCTGTATAGTCGTTATAGTCTAGACTTATATTTATACTCTTTTCTTCAAATAGTGATTTTAATTCTCTATAGTTATTACTGGTTGGAAAACTAAATAACTCGTCATAGTTAAGGTACTGTGAGGGTATTGAACTTTCTTCTGAAAGATCTAGGTTAAAGTTAGGTCCCTTTAAGTATGGTACTGTTATCTCATCAGTGGTAATCTCAGCTTCTATTTCAAAAGCAACTGCATTAGATACTATTTCGTCTAATGTTAATACTGTCTTAGTTGTAAATCTTGTGGGTAGGGGTTGGTATAATTTAACTATTACAGAAGTGCCGTCTTTGTAAGTTTGTGTGTTTATATTTAAACCTACTTCAAGTTGATTCTTTTTAAAGTTTAATCTAAAATCAGAATAGTATGAGGTAGACTCTAATTTCTGCCTTATTTCATTTACATACTTTACTACACTTTCGTCGTCTAGTTTAGTAGTTAGTAACCTTATTTCTGTTCTATCAGGAGATATTTCTTCAATAAAAAAATCTAATCCGTCTTTAACTTCAGAAAATAAGTTATCTATAAAGTTATATAGCAACCTTACCCCGCCATATTCGTAACCTAAATCTAAAGCGTCTTTTTCTGGGTTGAGAGTTAAGCCGGATGCTCCTTCTTTACCTGCTGTTTCAGAATCTTGTAAGTATGCTTGGCCAGAAAACTTATGATTGGACTGTAAAAGTTCACCGTCAATAGAGTATACATGAAGTTCAATTTCATGAGCTTCTGGTTTGTATAAAGTATTTAGGTCAAACGTAGAGATTAACTCTTTATCAGATACTAAAAAATCCTCTTTACCTGTAACTGTATCAGGTTGAATCTGGTATGTTGTATATTTAGTTTGCTGCATTAGTTATATTTCCTGTCTGTAGTTCAACCATTTCTTGATTTACTGATAATAGTCTTTCTCTTAAATCAGATATTTCATCTAGTAGGGGTTGTACGTCTGTTAAATCTTTTTCTAGATTTACTAACTTTGAACTCTCTTTTAAAAGGTATGTATGTGAGTTAGTTTCTCCTTCTATTGGAACCTCATAATATAATTTACTATACAACCTAAATAACTCCTCTACTGTGTCATTATCAACCTCTGCTGCAGGGTCGACAAAAGTAGTGAATGAAGAGTCGATAACTTTATCAAACTCTTCTTTATTTAAGACTGTCTTTTGTATTCTTATATCGTTAGCCATTTCTTACTACCTTAAATACGTTATCACTGTTTATTACAGCTGTTGTTCCATCTATAAGAGATTTTACTAATACTCTATAAAATCTTTCAGGTTGTAAACCATCCATATATACATCAAAGAAAGATCCTTTATTATCACAAGAAACTTTTGTAAACTCTTCGTCAAAAGGTATTACCATCTCTTCTGTAAATTCGTCTCTTAATCCCCAATATGTTTCCTGTGGTAGGGCGTAATTTGTTTTATATACTGAACTAGTACTAAAAGTTCTAACTGGGTATTTAGGTCTAGCTAGTAATCTAAATCTCTGTTTACCTATATCTGGGTATTCACCTTTATTATTAGTTATATTTATTTCAGCTATATCTGTTCCTAGTACATCTAGGCTTCCAGTAAGATATGAACTATCATCCCATTTTATGTCTAAAGTTGGGGGATATATTGTATTTGTATTGGCGCTATAAAATTTATGTCTAACAGAGTTAGATGCGTCAAATTCTACATCTTCATGGAACTTAAGTATAAATCCATTATTATTGATAGTTCCTGCTTGTTGAAGTTTAACACCTTCAGTAACGTTTATATTAACGTCTACACTATCATTTACCTCAAAGCTTTGAACTGATTCTAGATTAATACCGTTTGAACCTGTATACCAGTTTCCACCTCCTAAATGTGACTCTGTATAAGAGCCTGTAATGTTTTCAGGCATGTTAACGGTATTGTGAGGAAGAGTCCAGGATCCGCTATTATTAGCTAATGCGTATCTCCAAGCTGCACCTGATTTATCCCAGGGGTAGTCCCCATAGTGACCTACTCCTCCGTCCCATTGTTCGTATACTGGGTAAGCGTATACTGAATGAGAGATTGGTGTTTCGTATGCAGATGCAATACTAAGGTTAATACTTGCACTGTAATTGGTAGACCCAACTTTAGTTAGTACGTCTGCTATTTCTGTGTTAGCAAATTGTATTAATATTCTTCCTGCTTGTGGTATTTCAGATATACTATACCCACCAAGTTCTAACATTTCGTCATAACCGGCGTTAGCGATAGGTACTTCAGTGTATATGAAGGTATCTTTTTCTGGGAATAGTTTATATACTGCCATATTATAATGTTGTTATTCTTCCTTTAATATCTTGTTCTGGGAATTTTACTTCGAATATACATGGATCGAAAGAAGGGTACATTATATTATTCCTTGTTGCCCCTAGTGTATCGTATCCGTATTGAGAGTAATTTCCTCCTGCTTTGTTAATTATTTCTACTTTCTGTACTGTTTGCACTCCTTTTACTTTATCTAAAGCAGTGTATATTTGAGAAAGATTGACTGGTTGATTTATGCCCCACTTACTTATATCAAAAAACTTTTTAAGTGCAAGGTTACAGTTTAAAAGTACATCTCTACTACTGTAGTTGGGCCTAATTACTATGTCAAAATTAACTCCTATATTAACTACGAATGCGTCTTTTATATTTACTGAGTCAGTTAATGGTATATAGTCTGCTAAGTATGTTTTTAAATTTTGTTTCAGGGTATTAGTTGCTCTAGTTAGTGTTTTATTATTATCGTAGGCTAATACATATAAAGAAACTGCAAGTGGGTTGTTACTAACTAGTGTGGTTTGTTGGTTGTTGTTTGTTAATTGATCTTGAGTAGCAAACGCTTTACTAATACTGCCAAACTTAGTGGGAAGTGAGAGAGCTCTAATAGTATAGTCTTGCAGTGTTACTGTTCTGCTTTGTTCGTTAAATGCTTTTAGAGTGTTTTCTCTCAACTCTTCTACTGTATCTCCGTCTCTTCCTCCTTGTGCGGGGAGTGGGTTGTTAAATGTAAGGTTGGGGAAAGTTAATTTAGAGTTGTCTCCATTAGCGGAGGCTGCGTTAATAGAGGTTTGAGTAGTTATACTGTTAGCGGGTACGTTGGCAGCTACTCCTCCTCCTTTGATGTAACGTACTGTTAATGTGGTGTTGCTTGGTGCGATACCATAACTTCTACTGTTAAGGAAGTTAGATGGATCGTAAGCTTTATCTATAGTTTGTATACCGTTGTTGGTGCCTATATTGAGGTTAGAGGGGTCAGGTAGTATCTCTGAGTCGTCAGTATTGTTAGTCCCGGCTCCGAATTGCAACTGTATATACCCTGTAGATAATAATCTAGAGGTAAATCTCCTTGGGGTTTTTTTAACTTTTAATACGTAGGGAATTCTATTAGAATCCGTAGAGGTATTAGATTCATCTATAAAAACAGTGTCTTGGCCAAGGTATGGAACTTCGTACCAAATGTTACCTTGTGAGTCAGTTACGTCGAGTATTCCTACTATATTACTATCTGTAATTGTAAGTGTTTTAAATTTTTCAGATGAAGTAATTTGTTCCTGGGTAGATATTATTTGTCCTGAAAAAGCTTTTGCTTTTTTTCTTAGTCTATAAGAGGTGGGATTGGTGTTTTCATCTACTTCTTGAATTACTATATCTGTAGGGTCATAAGAGCTAGAAAATGTAAAGTCTATTCCGTTTTGTATTAAGAAAGAAGTATTAGAGTTGTCTGTTGATGTAATGTTAGCATTAGGCTGTATTACTGCGGCTTGATTCCAGTTTGGTTCAAAGTTAAGGCCGGCGTCTATATACTGAGTGATTTCTATATCTACTTCTGATACTCCTGTGGATTTAGGGTTATAGCCCATCATGTAGGCTAATGAGTAGAGGTTTTTAGGATCTTTAGCGTAGGTTAAGTATGTTTCCTGTAGTTGAGTATCTTGATAGAAAGAAAGTATATCCCCTACGTAGGAGGCCATCTCTATAAACATCATCCCGGGGGAAGAAGGGGAGAAGTCATTATAGGTGTCCGGGAAGTAGTTTTTAGCATACTCTACTAGCTGATCTTTAAAGTCTCCAAAGTCTTTATTTATGTATTTTATATCTCTCTGCTCGGCCATTACTGTTCTATATTTATTAAGAGGTCGTCTTCTATATTTGTTTCACTTATATTATATTTTAAATAGAACCTAACTGTATAGGTGTCTGGATCAGATGTGATTTCAAAAGTAATTGGGCTTACTCTAGGAAAGTAGTTTTTCATTTCATCTAGTAGTAACCCTTTAATGTCCTCTAGCGTACTGTTATCTATATTTTCAAATAACAGTCTCCTAACATCGGAGCCAAAATCAGGGTTTAGGTATCTCTCGCCTTTATTAGTCAGAAAAAAATTAACTAGATTAGCTTTTATAGCATCCTTAGTATAGTATGTAGAGTTAAATACTCCGTTTCCAGAGAAGGGAAGGTCAACACCTATTGCTGTACTAGGTTTTAAGTCTAGAGGGTATATTTTTTTGACTTGAAATGCCATTATAGTTTATTACTGCTTTTTTCGTTAGCTAAGTCTAAAACCTTTTTAGCTTTTTTAACAAAACTTAATTGAGAGATATCTAAACCGGGCATATTTTCCGGTGTTGTCATTCCCATTTGATTAGCCATAGANGAAGCAA